ATAAGCTCATGGATATATTCGTACAAGATTGTGATAAGTGTTATGCACCTTACTGGGAGGATGAACTATTTAATGGAGTTTGTTCTAACTGTTGTGAGATTTGTAAAGAGGAAGAATAAAAAAAAAATTTTTTTCACACTTAATTTACAAACAATATTATATTGGTTACACCTAAGAAAGTCTTAGGTATTGTGTAGGGGTACACAATTAGAAAAAGAAAAAGCTGAAAATCATATAGACAATTTGTGTGTTGATTTAAGTTAATTCATTTTCTTTCATAAAGTTAGGATTAGGTGCGAGGACCTACAAAGGATAAGGAAAAGGGTTGCAAGACCTACCCATAAGTGATGGTAAAACAACTGCCTAAACTAACTTAAAACAGTAAATGGACAGACTGTACGACAGAACGCCACCATGTGTGGCGTTTTGTGTTATTATGATGCTATGCCTTTACAAAGTGGTAAATCAAAAGATGTGGTAGCAGCTAACATAAAAAAACTTATGGAAGAAGGTTACCCACAAAAACAAGCGATTGCCATTGCAATGAGTAAGGCAGGAAGGAAAAAAAAATAATGCCAAAAGGTATGGGATACCCAAGAGGGATGAAAAAAGCTACTAAGAGAAAAACAGCTAAAAAGAAAAAATAATATGGCAGAGTACCAAGGTAAGTCAGTTAAGTTAGATAGTCCTTCTAGGATTCAAAAAGGTGAACCTGGGTATGGTCGTAAAAAATTTAAAGTCTATGTTAAAGATGGTGATAGAGTAAAAAGGTTATGTTTGGAGACCCAAATATGGAAATCAGAAAAGATAACCCAGAAGCTAGAAAATCATTTAGAGCTAGACATAAATGTGATACAGCAAAGGACAAGACTACAGCTAGATACTGGTCTTGTAGAATGTGGTAATTATGGGAAAACAAGTTAGTTGGATGTGGGGTGATAAGAGACATTATGGAACTCTTATTAGAGAAACAAAAACACATAAGTATGCCAGAACAGTTAATGGCAAAGTCAAAAAAATAAAAAAGCAGTAAGTTATGGGATATTGGGGCGTTCCATGTCCAGAATGTAAAAAAATTTTGTCCTTAATGTATGGAGAAAATGATGAGTACCCTAAATTAGTTTGTAGAAATAAAGAGTGCAATAAATATGCCAAATAGATTATGTTATGCAGGAGGTTGCCATAGACCTTTACCTAAAGGTAGGTCAAAATATTGTAGCGATAGATGTCATAACAGAATTGCACAACAAAAGAAAAGGGCAAAGAAAAAAGGTATTGAATGGAGTCAAGAAGATGATGTCCTTAATATACCTAGTCAGACAAATGTACAAAGTAGGCGTGGTAAAGTTTATACAGATTTAGTTGAGTCAGGTCTTGGCAAAGACATTATGGCTAAAAAAATAACTAGGTCAGAAGTAGCAAAGATATTAGAGACATCTGTAGCTTCTGTATCTATGGCATATAATGCGTATTTAGAAGATTTAGAAAACGAATTACAACAAGAAAACTGGGAACTACCACAAGTTGCAGAAGTTGCACTAACAGAGTTTTCAGATTTTAGAGATAGATATTTTCAAACAGAAACAGGTGCTGCGTATCAGACAGCAGACTTCCACGAAAAGTGGATAAACTCAATTATGGAAGCCATAGATAATGGAGACCAACAAATGATATTAAGTCCACCACGACATGGTAAGACAGATTTGTTAATTCACTTTGTAGTATGGCTTATATGCAAAAACCCTAACATAAGAATTTTATGGGTAGGTGGTAACGAAGACATTGCAAAGAATGCAGTTAGCTCTGTTATTGACCAATTAGAAAATAATGAATTATTAATAGAAGAGATATGTGGACCTGGACCAAAATTTAAACCACAAAACAGAAGTGGTAAAGCCTGGTCTCAAAATGGTTTTACTGTAGGTACTAGAACAGTAACAGGTATCAAATCTCCTACAATGGTAGGTATTGGTAGAGGTGGTAAGATACTCTCCAGAGACTGCGATATTATTATTGCTGATGACATTGAAGACCACAGTTCTACAATGCAACCTGCATCAAGAGAGAACACAAGAAACTGGTGGACAACAACATTAGGTAGTCGTAAAGAGGAACATACTGCTATGGTCGTTATTGGTTCAAGGCAACATTATGATGATTTATATTCACATCTATTAGAAAACGAATCTTGGAAAACAATCGTAGAAGAAGCACATGATACAGGATGTAACTTACCTGACTGGGAGGAACAACAACATCAGAAATGTATGTTGTGGGGTGAGAAGAGAACTTACAAATGGTTAATGGACAGAAAGAGAGCAGCAGAAACTACAGGTGGTAGAGCAATCTATGAAATGGTTTATTTGAATGTAGCTATGCCAGATGGACTTGCATTATTTGACAGAGTAGAGATAGAGGAATGTAGAGACCAAAAAAGAGAGATAGGACATATACCAAACAATGTACGACTTATTGCAGGACTAGACCCTGCATCTACAGGATATCAAGCGTGTTTCTTATGGGGTTATCATCAAGGTGATGACAAACTGTACATGATAGATATGGAAAACAGTTTAGGTGGAGGTATTCCACAAGCATTAGAGATTATTAAAAAATGGTATACAAAATATGGATTAGCACATTGGGTTATTGAAGAGAATGGTTTTCAGAGAGCAATTAGACAAGACCAATCAATTCGTGAGTTTGCAGGTAAGCATGGTATATTTTTAGAGGGTACTCAAACATATAGTAACAAGCATGACCCAATTTATGGTGTTACTGCTATGCGACCATTGTTTGAGCAGAAACTAATTAATTTACCTTATCGTAGCTTTGAAGCACAAGAGAAGGTAAACTTATATACAAGTCAGTTAGTGTATTTTAGTTCTGCACAAAATAAGAGTAGAACTGTAGGTACAAAATCTGATATAGTTATGGCTAGTTGGTTTCCTATGAAAACGATAAGGCGTTTACAGAAGGAAAGACTTGCTACAATGGGTATGGATTATAGTCCTAGTTTTAGTGGCTATGAAACAATGAATATAGATTTAGATACTTGGAGATAAATGGTAAAGACAGCAGATGAACTCTACAGCAGAGTTTATGAATTACGACAATTACATTCTGACTATGTAGGTGATAAAGAAAACATCAGAGCAATTATGAATGGTGGTGCTGATGGATTAAAAGCATTACTTGGTAAGAGTATGCGTGATATGGATTACAGACAATTACCTGCACCAAACTTATTAGTATCTGCATTAGAGAGATTTGCACAAAAATTAGGTAGAGCACCAGATTTAAAAGTAGATATCTTTAATGATAAAGATTCAGAGAGAGCTACTAAAAAAGCAGAGAAGCTAGAGAGAATTGTACATAGCTATGATGAACATCAAAAACTTTATAAGCAATTACCACAAGTAGGTAGATGGCTACCAGGTTATGGTTTTGCTGTATGGGTACTAAAAGAAAAAAGATGTGCTAATGGTGAGATATATCCAGTAGCAGAATTAAGAGACCCATATCATTGTTACCCAGGACACTTTGGTCCAGAACAACAACCAGAAGAGTTAGCTATTGTCTATAGAGTTCCTCATAAAACATTAGCTCAACAATATCCAAAATATAAAACTTTACTATTAGAGGAAGTAGATTCTGAATACAACACTATGGCATATATGTCAAGTTATGACAAGACTTGGGCTAACCAAGATGGCACAGGTAAAGTTGTAGCAGAATATTATGATGCAGAGGGTACTTACATATTTTTACCAGAGAATAAAGTTATCTTAGATTTTATTCCTAACCCATTAAAATCAGGACCACGATTTGTCGTAGCTAAGAAATTTAGTTTTGACCAAATGCAAAGTCAGTTCCATCATGTAATTGGACTTATGGCTAATATGGCAAAAATCAATGTTCTATCTGTCATTGCAATGGAAGATGCTGTGTTTACAGAAACCAACATCATTGGAGAGATAGAATCTGGACAATATAAGAAAGGTAGATTCGCTGTTAATTACTTGACCCCTGGGTCTCAAATTAGCAAACCAACTAATAATTTACCTTATCAGTTGTTTCAACAGATAGATAGACTTGAACGCCATTTAAGATTAGGTTCAGCTTACCCTGTATCTGATGATGGTCAAAGTCCTAACGCATTTGTTACAGGTAGAGGACTAGAAGAACTAGGACAATCTGCATCTCTTCATGTAAGAGAATATCAGACTGTAATTAAAGATGCGTTAGAAGAACTAGATTCCAAACGATTAGAGTGGGATGAAGTTATGTATGGTGGCACAAGAAAACCATTAGTAGGTTTTAGAAATGGAACTGCATTTAAAGAAACTTATGACCCTGCAACAGATATAGCAGAAGTATATCAAACAAGAAGGGTATATGGAGTTATGGCAGGATTTGATGAGCCACAAAAAGTTATAACTGGTTTGCAATTATATCAACAAGGAATTATTGATAAGCAAACATTACAAGAGAATATGGATGGTTTAGATAACATATCTCAAATAGACAACAGGATTAATGCAGAAAAAGCAGAGAATGTATTATTTGAATCATTAATGCAACAAGCTGCACAGGGTAATCCTAAAGCAACTATGGCAGCAATAGAGATAAGAAAAAATCCACAGAATATGACTGCTATATTAGATAAGTTTTACACACCAGAAGAACCTCAAATGACTCCAGAGGAAGCTGCTTTGGCAGGTGCAGGTGCACCAGTTCCACAAGCAGAACCAGATATAGCATCTGTACTTGCACAATTATCAGGAGGATTACCACCTGAACAATTAGCAGCAGGTCCAGGATTGCCACCAGGAGGTCCACTTGGCTTATAATTTTTCAGATAACAATACTAAATTTTTTAATATAATTAATGCAGAAGATTGGGATATTCCTGAGATAGATGAAAGTCCAACTATATTTAGAGACTTATTTGTACAAGGAGATGTTCCATTAGGTGCATTTATTTTACCAACATCTTTACCAGGTATATGGTTTAGTATAAGTATGGGATTTGAAATAGAAAATCCAGATGAGGATAACAAAGATGCCAGGTGGTAGAAAAACAAAAATAGATGGTGCATTTCAAGATGTTACTTTAAAACCAATTCCAGGTTCTGATGAGTTTGGTGGATATAAAGCACAAGAAAATCAAATAGATGCAGTAGGTACACCACCTGCTGATATGTTAATACCACAAGATGCAGCAGCTATGCAATATAAACCAGAAGATATATTTGCTAAATTTACTGAAAGAGAAGATGAATCAGGATTAGCTGATACACAGGCACAGGAAGTTGTCAATTTACCAATAGATACAAATCTTGATGTAATTAAAGAGATTATTCAAAATAACTATGGTTATAAGATAAGAAGAAGGTTTAGGTAAATGTCGTTATGGACAGACTGGGGAGAAAACTGGTTAAAAAGATATAGAGAAGAAGAATCATATCTTAAACAGTTAGACCAAGCAGAAAAAAATATAGGACCAGAAGCACAAAATCTGGCAAACAAGTATGAGCAATTAGAATCTCTTACACCTAATGAAGACCCTAACTTGATAGCTGCAGCAGCAGATATGAATTTATCTGATTCACAATATATAGAATTATATAAGCAAACAACTAACCCTGTAGTATATAACGAAAACAACAGAAGTTCAGAAGTAAATAATCAAGTTAAACAACATTACAACTGGAAACTTGAATTAATGAAAAAATTAACATTAACTAATTTTTATTTAGGAACAAAAGAAGGTAAAAGAAGATTTGGGAAAAAATTAGGTTCATATTTTTTTAATGGTTCAACTATATTTTTAGAATCAATTATCCAAGGTTTAGATAAATCAGCTATAGATTACAACACAGAATATCAAGCAGAATTAGAATCACAACTTAATAAAGAGAACAAAACATTACAAGATACTATATCTGTTGCAGGTTATGAAAAACTAAAAGATAATGAAATGCCAGTAATACCTGCTATCAAAGCTCACACATTAGCTACAGGTAGATATTTTGGTGGACAGTTACAAAAGATATTTAATAGAAATAGTTACTATGACCCATCAGTTAAAGCAAAACAATTTTTAGCAGCTAGAGGATTAGTAGATGAGGAAGGTAATCCTGTAATTGCTAAAACCAATTTAGATGTTTTTCAAGAAATATTTCCTGATTTGTTAAGTGAAAAGATAGAAATAAGACAAAACGAATTAGGTAGAGAATTAGACTTTGCAGAAAAAACTAGATTATACATTGACACAATAGATGAGATTATAGACCCAGAAACAGATGATAAAGGGTTTGCAGAGTTATTAGCACAATCACCAGAGTTTGATGAAGTCAGAGATGTTAGGGAAGATTTAGCATCAGAAGGAATACCTATAACCATAGGTGATGGTTTAGTGTTTGGTGCTACTGGTAATTTAAGTTCTAGTTATGGACCAGGCAATGCTATTACAGAGTTTATAGATGAACAATTTGATAACTTAGAAATACAAGCACAGGAGTTATTAGACCAAGGAAGAATTACTGGTACTGAATATTATGAATTACTAGATGAAGCAGAGACAGCTAAAAACAATGCTATAAAAGATTTAGGGTATCAAAAAGAATACAGCATGGCAGGATTTCTTGCAGGTGGAATTAATGTTGCTAAATATATTTACTTAGACATTTTAAATTACATTATACCAGGTTCTGGTTTAGCTAAAAGAGCTTCTAAAGATTTAGATGAAGTGTTTAGTTCATTCCCACAACAAATTAAAAAAGGATTAGATGAAGGTAAGACACTTAGAGAAATTTATGATGAAAATATAGAGACATTTAAAGCTATGGCAGATATGTTTATAGTTGCAAAAGAAAACAATAAGCCAATAGCTGTTCCACTTATTAATCAAGGATTTCACCCAGACTTTGCATTTAAAGTACAAGCAGCAGATACAACTGCTGATGATATCTTAAAAGCATTTGAAGATGGTATTGAGAATGGTTATGTTGCAGATTTATTTTATGGTGGAAGATTTTTAGGTAGAGGTAAAAATAAATATTTACAAACTAAAGTATTACAGGAAAATAGATTAGAAGCTATAAAAAATACAGATTTAGATGAAGGTATTGTATCTAACAAAATAAGAGGTGGAGGAGTTAGAGACCAATTACTTGCACAAGATATTAAATTACCACCATTAGAAACACCAGACTTAGATGACATAAAAGGTTCTATGGAATACTTCACACGATATGGTGCATTAGGAAAAGTACCAGAGGGAAGATTAGAAGAGTTAGCTACAGAGTTTTATACAGCAATAAAAAATGGTGAACTTATGGAAGCTAAAAGAATATTTAATGACAAGCTAGTAAAAACAGAAATAGGTTTACAACTTAAAAAACTATATGGAATGACTGATAGTGAAGTAGATGAGTTCTTTAACAAATATTATTTTACAAATGAAAAAATGGGATTTGATGACAATATGTTTAAACCAATGTCTCCAAGTAGAAACCCAGATTTTTACGACCCAACTGAAGTAGACATTATTACAGAGAAAATGTTTAGTGATGTTGTTAGTGAGAATGATATGATTGCTGCTACTAAACAATCACTAGAGTTATTTTCACAATTAAAGAATTTGAATATACATGGACCTGATGTTATTGGATTAGTAAGAGCAACATCTGCTAAAAGAAGATTAAGAGCAAAACTACTTAATACAGAAGGTTATGAAGATATATTTGAGATTGTTAGAAAAGCTGCAGATGAAGGTAAAGATGTAGAGTTTTGGAAAGAGGGAACAGAACTAAATGAGTTGTTAAGAGATGTTCTTGATGATTTTCCTGAACCTAATAAATTATTTCAAAGACTAGAGTCATCAACACAATCTATAGATGATTTTACATTTGGATATATGAAAAATGCAGCATATCCAGGTATGTTATTGTTTAGAGCTAACTACCCATTAAAACTAGCAATAGATGGACAAATAAAATTTAAGTTATTTGGACTAAGAACTTTGTTTGAAAACCCATTTGAATATTTTAAATTAATGCTTAATGACCCAGATGGTATGTTAGCAAAAGCATTTGGTATAAAACCAGATACATTACTAACTGGTCCATACAGAACAGCTAAAGAGATACAGCTATTAGATGGTTATTTACCACCTAGGTTAAGACAATCATTAGGTATGTTTTCAGCAGATACACAACAGTTTGGTATTCCAGAGTTAGGTCAAATATTTGCTACAGATATTAGATTTTTTGATGATAGATTTATTACAAATAGTGCTCATGTATTGATTAATAAACAAAGTCCTCAATGGGGAGATGCTTATGTGTATTTCTTATATAAGTACATTGATGATGATTTAGCACCAATAATTGCTGCTATGAAAAGAAAAGAATACACCATTGAACAAATGGCAGATGTTTTGCAATCAGAGGAATCTATATTAAAAATTATTGATAATATTAATAGTTCATTAATAAGAAGAGGTCCTGCACAAAGAACTTACGAACAAGGACTTATCAAAACTAGAGAAGACTTTGTAAGAGTTGCACAACACCTAAGTCAATCATTAGACAATTACACAGGTGGAAATAAAGAACTATTAGATATTATTGCAGATGCAAAAGTAGGAGATATTAATTTAAGAAACATTGAGTCTGTTACTGGAGAAAACAGTAAGAAAGCTGCATCAAAAATAAAAAGAATTGCAGATAAGTATAAAGATAATTTACCTTATGAAATACCACTTCCAAAAAGAACTGCAGAAGAAGCACTTGAACCATCAGCTACAAGAAGACAAAGAATGTATGGTGGATATAGAAACTTACTTAACTCATTGTTTTTTGCTACATCACAGGGTGAAGGTAGCTTAGTTCGTATTCCATTAATTAAACAAGTATATAACTTAGGTGTAGATTCGTTTTCTGTATTTGGTACAAAAGATGCTTTACAAGATATGTTGAAACAACACTTTGACCCAGATAGCTCAATTAACTTAAACAAAAAAGTATTAAAGTCTGTACAAAAAGAATTAGAAAGAGCAGAACATACTCTTAAAGATTATGATGAAGTCCTTAATAAATTTATTAAACCTAAAGTAGTACAACAAACATACAAAGATGTTACATCATTTATTGCTACTGTTTTTACAGAGCAAGGACAAAAGTCTGCTAATTATTTAGCAAAGACTGGAAGAAATGCAGACAGTATTAAATTTACTACAGACATACAAGAAGCAGAGAGTGCTGTGTATGGTGCATCTAATAAAATTGCAGAAGGAAGATTAGGATTTGATGATTCTAAAGTTGGTACTTATGTAGCTAACTTTACAAAGAATGAAGTTATTTATAATGGCAATTTCTTTGATAACAAGATAGTTAAAGATGTGTTGCAAAATACATTAGATAGTGGTTATGGTGCAGATGATATTGACCTTATTGTAAAAGAAGCTATTGAGTATTTATCTACACCAGGTGCTAACAAAACAGGATTAGAAAATGTATTAGGTTTAAATAACAAATATACAAACTTAGATACACTAAAAATTAAATTTCAAAATACAGTTAAGAAAAAAACAACTCCTGGTAGATATACAAACATTGATACACATGATGTAGGTAACACAACTATAGAGAGAATATTAAAGAAAAAGATTGGCATTGCTATACCAAAAAGAATGTGGGATAAAAACCAAGAACAATTAATTGATGATGTCTATGAATTTGTACAGAATAACAAAAATGGATTCAGTATAGATTTAGGTAATCCTGAATTATGGGGTAAAGAAGCAGCATTATTTGTATCACCATATAAAACTAGAAGTTTAGTTAAGTCAGGAAAAGATTCTATAACAAAAGAAGTAATAGAATTTTTTATAAGAGAAAATCAAGATTTACTTAGGAAGACAGACCATGTACTAGGAGGTTGGTTTGACCCTGCAAGAAATCAATTCCACTTAGATGTATCAGTAAAAATTAATAGAGGTGTAAAAGATACTAGCGTTAAAGCAAGTAAAGATGCTTACAGCAGAGTTAAATATTTAGGATTAGCAGGAGACCAAATATCTTTTGGAGAAACATATTTAATTAAAGAAGGTGATGAGATTGTTGATACAGTATTTAGATATGATGATACAAACGAAATTATAAACAATGCAGCAACTTATAACTGGTTAAGAACACAAGGTTCTAAATTATTAACAGATACACAAAAGAAAATATTTGGTGATGAAACTATCGTAAGAAATCCTGGTTATTTAAAGAGCAGACAAGGTGTTGAAATAGCAGAAAGAGCACTTAATGCTAATAAAATATTTGAGAAAATGAACATTAAGGGAATATTTAACAGAAAAGAAAAAACATTAGAAGTATTTAATCCTGCAAAGAACAGCATTATGCAAAATCTAAATGAGTGGAGTTACACACAAGTATTAGATATGAATGATGTTAGAGCAAACATTAGAAGAAACATGAGTTTTGAAGACATACATCAAAGGTCAGTAGAGTTGGCAATGGAAGCTATGACTAATCTGCTATACAACTTGACTGATAGAGGTTACTTTGCACAAGCATATAGAACATTCTTTACATTCTTTGAAGCATGGCGTGAGTACACAGGTAGATATGCTTTATTAAGTGCTAATAATCCTAAAGCACCTTATCAAATTGCACAGGGCTATAGAAAAGGTGTAGAAAATAATGTCATTATGAAAGATAGATTTGGCGATAGTTATTTATTTATACCTACAGAAGGTACACCATTACAAGCATATAACAAATCTGATGGTAATGGATTATACACAGAAGATGTATCAGATGAAGATTCAAGAGTATATATAAAAAGGTCTATGCCATTAGGTGCATTAGGTGTTGGTGGTAATGGGTTTGCACCTTCTTTAGGATTAGGTTCTACAATACCACTTGGTATTTTATTAAAAGATAAACCAAGAGCTAAAAAAGCAGTAGAGAATTTCTTAATGGCAGGTTATCAATTACCTTTTACAGAAGACCAATATGACTTAAAAGATATACCAGGTGAGTTTATTGAGATGGCAATACCTTCAGTAGCAAAAAATTGGTTTAATGCTATTGCAGACAATATAGGTTTAGAAGGTATAGATGAAGATATTTACTTATTATCTACCACTAGAGCACTACAAATTGCTGCACAATTACATCCAGAGTTAGCTAGTGATACAGAAGCACTACAAGCTAAAGCTGCAGTAATAAGAGATAACATATATTTATTACAAGCATGGGATAGATTTATTAGTCCATTCGCACCTAAATTAAATGTTCTTTACAAGATAGAAGGTAATCAAACAAACTTTGAAGAATGGTACGACAAAGAAGGATATGAAGCAGGAATATTCTATAACAATATGGTTGAGTTAGCTGCTATACATGGTTTCTACCAGGATATGAGAAAACAATGGTCATCCATATTAGGTCCTAGCCAAGGTGATTATTACGCACTTATGGAAGTAGTAAGATTATTAGGACTAGATAAGTATGATTTACAGACACAGTTTACTTCTGCAGGTATGCAAGTTAAAGGTAAGACTGTACAACAAGCAGGTAGAATAGCTAGAACAACTGAAGAGTATGACTTTGTATTATCTCATCCAGAACTAGCTAAAAAATATGGTCCAGTATTTACATATTTCTCTAAGAACTTAGATGAAGGAGTTATAGACTTTAGTGGTTATCAAAGCATTAAATCATTAGGATTAGTTACGCCTAAGACAGAAGAACAATTTTTATTAGATGTACAAACATACTTAGCATCAATCGTACAAAGAGCAATGAAGGATGATAAGTTAACAAGTTTAGAATCTACAGGATTAACAGATGATGCAATTATAAAAGCAGAGAATGCAAGAATAGATGCAGCAGTTCGTAAGATGTTCCCTGCAGCAATGGGTGATTCAGAAGCATATAACTTATTACTAGGTGGAGAAACTGCAGAGAGAATAGATAACACTATAATGGTAGATTTTCTTCTAAGAGCAGCACAAGATAGTGAGATGGAACAGTTTGAATTAACACAGTATTTACAAGAATACTTTGCAGAAAGACAAGCAGCAATAAATGCAGTTAAAACAAGTGAAGGTTATCCAGATGATAAAGGTGCAATGAACTGGATTACAACAAGCTCATCAGCTAAAGCACAAGATGTAAGACTTGCATTATACACCAAAGGTTATGAGATTATAGATAAATACCCATTATTTATGGTAGTATTTGATGAAGTACTTGTGAACGAAATAGATAGATTTGGAGTTGAAGAGTAGTGGTTAATTTTCTTATGCCAGATAAAGAATTAAAAGAAACAAAAGGACCAGGAGATATAGTAGATGAAGTTCTTGGAGAAGATGATAAAATTTTACCTAGTGGAGATTCTGCAACACAGTTTTATTTAGATTTACTACAACAACAAGTATCAGACCCAAACAAACCTCTTGGTACAAATTTCCAAAAAGTTTATGAAGTAAAAGAAAAAGATGATGAAGGTAATGTAATTACTGACCCACAAACAGGACTGCCTAAAGTAAAAGAAATACCTGCTGAAATATTTTTAACATCTGATTTATATCAAGAAGAAAGAAGAGCAATCTTTGGTTCAGGTGAAGCATTTAAGAATATTTATTATCAGAAAGATATAACAATACAATTTAACTCTTTACCTGTAGGTATGAGAATAGAAGCAAAAAACTTAATGGCAGATGCAGGATTAATAAACTTAAACAAAACTTATGGAACTTTATTAGATAATGAAACAGCTAAAGGT